AAATTTTCCCCTAAAAAGTACGACCCCTTACCCAAAAATATTTTATTTACCCCTTTTTCGCGCCGCGCGTACTGCTCTATTTTTTTACAGAGGCTTTTGGGTTATATTAGTCTGTCTATCCCCGAAATCTTTTACGTTTTCCAAACACTTTCCTTTTTCCATCTATCCCAAATGGCAATATTCTGCCATCTAATCCTAATTTATTGATCGTTTGCCACGCTAATCAAAAAATGAGAGAGTGAAGCTCAATTATTTTAACCAGATGCTAAAAAAACATTGGAAAAAACTTGAAGTTTTGCTTAATATACCGTATCTTTGCTCCGCTTCATCCTCATGCTTGCATGACTCCGCCGCCTCACAAAGATACGTTTTATAAGTAATTTCAAGGATTTTTCCACTTTATTTTAAACAATTGGAGAGAAGATATTTGAAACTGAACGATCTCATTTTTTGCTTATCCCGTCAAGCCTCCACTAAATTACGCTAAGCTGTCATAATCTTGCCATTTGGTATAGCTGTAAAAATTAAAGCATTTGTAAAGCCTCAAATCTTCCGTGTATAGTCATCCAAATCTCCTAAAGTACGACCCCTTACCCAAAATATTTTATTTACCCCTTTTCGCGCCGCGCGTACTGCTCTATTTTTTACAGAGGCTTTTGGGGAGATTTGGATGACTATACACGGAAGATTTGAGGCTTTACAAATGCTTTAATTTTACAGCTATACCAAATGGCAAGATTATGACAGCTTAGCGTAATTTAGTGGAGGCTTGACGGGATAAGCAAAAATGAGATCGTTCAGTTTCAAATATCTTCTCTCCAATTGTTTAAAATAAAGTGGAAAATCCTTGAAATTACTTATAAAACGTATCTTTGTGAGGCGGCGGAGTCATGCAAGCATGAGGATGAAGCGGAGCAAAGATACGGTATATTAAGCAAAACTTCAAGTTTTTCCAATGTTTTTTAGCATCTGGTTAAAATAATTGAGCTTCACTCTCTCATTTTTGATTAGCGTGGCAAACGATCAATAAATTAGGATTAGATGGCAGAATATTGCCATTTGGGATAGATGGAAAAGGAAAGTGTTTGGAAAACGTAAAAGATTTCGGGGATAGACAGACTAATATAACCCAAAAGCCTCTGTAAAAAAATAGAGCAGTACGCGCGGCGCGAAAAAGGGGTAAATAAAATATTTTTGGGTAAGGGGTCGTACTTTTTAGGGGAAAATTTACGCGGTAAGTCCTCACATCTGACCGCTCTCTGCACTAAAGCGTTGAGCTCGTGACCGTCACGGCGTTGTTGCTCTGGGCCACGCGCTTTCTGGGCCTTTGCTGATGTTTATAATGTCAATATCGACCGTGAAAGCGTCTTTCATTCTTTTATATAAGCGCTCGAAGGCGGGACGACTCGATCCGAGGTTGTTCACGTCGTCAACTTTGTTACTTTTTAGCCTGTCGCCTATCAAAATGCATCCAGAACTATGGGTTTCAGAATTCCCAATATGCAAATAGACATATTTAAAGTTTGGTACGTCTTGTAATTCAAAATGATAGTCAAACCAAGGATATTTAGCTCTGTATTTCTTAGTAAGACCGCTCAAAACGCGCCTTTGTTTGATTTTATACTTGCCCTCTGGTATCCGCGTCTCTCCTTCTACCTTTACTTTCTGGTATTGGTCCTCTAAGGTAAAACAAAGGAAATACTTTCCCTGATAAAGGAGGCCTATAGTGCTTTCTTCGCTTTCTGAGAAGCGATAAAGAGTGAGGTGCAAATCCATTGTCATTTTTTTTTGCTTAAAAGGTGGTTAGTCAGCGTGCTTAATGACGTCTCAATATTTCCAAGTCTGGTATCTACCTCTTTTCTGAATTGCTTATCTACGCCGTCATTGACTTTAATATTGCTATCAATCTCACTTACTTTTATCTCTAATTTTTCTATTTTCTTGTTCTGTATTTTGTCGACCATTTTATGACCCACAACAGAACCACCACCACCCAGACCCAAGGCCGCTAGCAATGTGGCCCAATGCTCTGTTAACCATTCTTCCATTTGTTTACTTTGTAAGTTCTTGGAATTCATCAACGCTAATCGTTCCTTTTGCTAGCATCCAACAGGCGGCCAAGGCTAAAATTAACCTAACACAAGATTTTATAAAACGCGGCGTTACTAGCCTACCTACCCCCCCATCCTTAGAGGTAAGATTGTCGCGTAGAGAGCCTATAACAGGCGTTAAATCGGCGACGGTTGAAATAATTGTTTTTAAAATCATCTTTTTTTGTTCAAATATAAATAATTTTCATTAAAATTGCGTATGGTCTTATATATTAACGGCGAAATCACTCAAGAATTAGCGAACAGCGTTCGCGCACAGCTTGAAAAAACAAAAGGGCCTATAGATTTGCACATCGACTCCCAAGGTGGAGACGTATTTGCGGGTCTCTCTATCTACAATATGCTCCAGAGGCGTGAGGTAACAGTCTATGTCGATGGATTGGCGGGGTCAATAGCTTCAGTCATTGCGCTAGTTGGAGATGAGAGGCCGCAAATAAGTGAGACAGGTACTTTCGCCATTCATAATGCTCTAATAAACCAGACTCAAGGGAATCATCACGATCTTAGACAAGTGGCTAGCAGCCTCGAAAAGTTCAGCGATATTGTCGCGTCAGTTTATGAGAAAAAGACCAATTTAAAACTCGATGAAATCAAGGAATTGATGAACGCCGAGAGTATTTTTACAGCTGATGAGGCTGTACAATTAGGCTTTGCAAAAGAAATTTACACGCCATTAAAAGCCATGGCATACTTTAAAAATATAGACATGAATTTACTAGAAAGAATTAGAGCCAACATGGCGACGCAAGAAGCGTCAGTCACAGAGGCACAAGAACCGAGCGTAAGCGCTGAGGTAGAAGAAGGGGACATCGTTGCCGCATTCGATGAGGCACAAGTCGCCGAAATTACTGCTATTGTTGAGGCTGTAGTAGCTGAACTTATGGCGGGAACTGAGGAGGTAGTAGAAGCCAAGGTCGGAGAGGTCACAGCGGAAATCTTAAACAAGATCGTAAGCGAAGGCAGCGCGCCAAGACATAACAAAATATCACAACCAACAGCAGCCAAAAACGGCTTTGATGCTTTTTACGCTGCTAAGAACAAAATTAACAGCACAATATCATGAGCGACATAACACCCATCACATTAAACGCGAACGGAATAATTCCGATCCCAAATTACCACCTCAAAGCCGTACTAGGTGCGACTACTATTGACAGGGGTTTGGTAAACGTAAGACCAAAATACCAAGATAAGGTCGAAATTATCAGGATGTCAAGTTCTGCAAATAGCTTACACGCGCCTGTAGTTACACCAACGACAGGAGTAGGCGACTTTTCAATCGATAATAGATTGATCACTTTAGGAGATGCTATGTATTATAGAACTTTTTCTCCTATTAGGGATTTCGAAAACGAATACCAATGGCAATATAACAGAGGTAAACTAACTGACGCTCAATTGGCATCCATCACAGAGACAGCAGTCAAAGAGCTTGCAACATCTGACATTGCCGACGGCGTTGAAAATCTTATCTGGAACGGCGACACAGCAAGCGCAAATGCATGGCTTAACAGAACTGACGGTTTGATTAAATTGTTAGATGCTGACAGCGACACAGATATTAATAATGTGACCTTTGGTGCGGTTTTAACAGCTACGAACATACTTGACAAAATGCAAGACATGATTGACGCTTGCCCCGCTGCAGTATTGGAACAAGAGAGCATTAGATTTGTAGTGAGTTATGCCACCTTACAGCTTTATTATGCTGCCATTAGGGATAGCGTTATCACAAAAGGTATTAATATCATGGACCCGGGAGTCGCACGATTTGCGGGCATTCCTGTTGTATCATGTGGCATGCCGAATGATAAGATGTTATTAGGCCGATTTGATGGCGGACAAGATGGACAGCTACAGGCTGCTACTTGGATGAATGAAGACCGTTCGGGCTTATTAGTCGACAGATTACAGGCTAATAGTGAATTATTTTTCATAAAGGCTTTATTCAAATGGGGAATTAATTACCGTTTAGGAGCTGAAATCGTTTACGGCAAGCAGTAATGAGTTGCGCGGGAATATTTAGCGGGGCAACCGTCTCATGTTCTGACCCATTAGCGGTCGGAATTGAGCAGCGGTTATTTCTCGCGAACTTGGAGGATGTAGCATCCTTCACGTTTGATGGAACTGAAACCAACATGGTCACAGCTATCACAATGAAAGCCACTAAGACGTTTTTTGAGTTCGAAGGACTAAAGCAGTCCATTAGTACTCAGTCTGAGTATATGCCAAAGCCCTATTCTGTAGGGTATAAGCATACGGTTGATTTTAGCGTCTTTAACGTAACTGCAGAACAACGCAGAAACCTTGAGGCCATGGCTTTCCAACCTCAAGTAGCTATTGCGTATGGACCAAATGACTCAAGCCTCGGAAACGCAGCCTTTGAGATACTTGGAATTAACGCGGGTCTTGAGATTGTTACTAATATTCGTATACCCGCCGACAATGAGACAGGCGGAGCATATAGAATACAGCTAGCAACACCAGACGCGGGCGGCATTGAAAGCCAATTGCCATCGGTATTCTGGACTGACCCAAGTACAGGGACATACGCATCTGCTTTAACAGCCATAGAGGCCTTACTAGTATAATGGGTAATTTAAGACAGTCTAAGTTTAAATCTGTTTTTCTTCAAAACCTCGAGGCCAAGCGTCTCGGGGTTACTGAAGAAGTAGAAGTAAAAAAGACTATAAAGAAAACAGCTAAAAAGAAAGCTAAAAAATGAACATATTAGGAACTCTGGGGGGTCAAACGCCACTCTATCAGCGAATAGCTACACCACGCGACACCGTTGATAACTTTTTATATTACGGCGCTGATAATAGCTACCCTCAAATGGTTAAAGCCGTATTAAATTTGAGTTCCTTATCTACTAGTTCAGTTAATTTGATAGCCAACTTTATTCGAGGCGATGGCTTTGAGAGAGGAGACATTATTGTGAACAATTTGGGGGAATCCGCTAACGATATTTTGTGGAGCATCTCAAACGATCAAGCAATTTATAACGGCTACGCGCTACACCTTAATAGCAATGGCCTCGGATCAGTCAAAAGCATTGAGCATATACCCTTCGAGTTTGTGCGCTTAGGCTTACCAGATCAAAAAGGACGCATTAGAGATGTGCGCGTCTCAAACAATTGGGAAAGCACCAACAGCCAAGCACTACCTAACAACGTCGAGAACCCTACGCGCTATCTTATATATAACGCTGAGCAAAACGGTGTCGAGGCTTTGACAACTGCCAAAGGTATGGTCTATTATTCAACACCTAAGAAAAACGAGTACCCACTCAGCTCCATTGATCCAATTATCGAAACAGCTCAATCAGATAACGAGCTACAAAAGTTTGAGCTTGGAAATATTACGAACGGCTTTTTATCTATGTCAATTTTCAAGTATCCATCAAGCGGAGACAGCGAAGAACAAGAGGAGGCTATAAGGGCAAAGCTAAACGCTTTAAAAGGAGCATCGAACTCTAATTCTATTATCGTTGTCGGCGTGGATGAGGATAGCGAAAATACTAGCAATCTAATTGAGCAAGTACCCGCAAATAATAATGACTCACTTTTCACAAACACTTTATCAAGCGTTCGCAAAAGGATAGTCACAAATTTTGCCGTACCGTCTGGCCTCATGGGCCTTTTACCTGAAGGAAGTATATTCAGCGCTCAGCAATTGGCAGATGAGTATACCTATATGAACCTAAGAACCAAAGATACACGCAACCACATTGAGCGCCAAATGGCAAAGCTCGGTTTAGATGTTGGGCGTATCGTACCGAATCAATTCGCAAGCTCACAAATGGCAGACAATGGCACTACTACAGGATAAATTACTATTTACAAAGGCCGACATTGCAAAGGCGAGAGAGATTAGCGCTAACATTACAGAGGCGAAAATTGAGCCATATATCAGAGAGACGCAAAGCCTCTCAGTTAGAACCTTCCTCGGCGATCAACTTTACCTATTACTATTAAACGATTACACGGTCTTAAGTAATACATTCGCATCGCAGCGCTTTACAGACCTGTGGTTTGGCTCAGACTATACTAATAGCAATGGCGTAACCGTGAGACAAAACGGCCTTAAAATAGCAGCTATATATTTCTGTTATGGTCAATTTATATTGCAACAGAATACGAATGTTGGCAGATATGGAGTAGGCAGTCTGAATCAAATAGATACAGAGACCTCAGGAACATCAACCGTAAGAACTAAAAAGAATCAATCCGACTCAATAGCCCTAAACTATCAAGCGGCTGTAGGTTTGTTCTTAAATGATAAGGCCACCACATACCCAGAGTGGCAAACCAAGACCACCACAGGCCAGAAAATAGCTGCGCCATTCTTCAAAGTTTAAAATATTTATTAATTTGTTTGGTTAGTTCAATAATGTTAGTTAGGTTTGTAATGAATCTAACTAATATTATTATGAGAAATTATAAAATATCAAAGAATTTATTAGAGGCTGTTCTTGAGGTTGTTTACCATAAAGGACGATGTGAGCATTTACATTCAATCAATTCTAATTATGAAAAAGATGCAATACAAAAAGCCATGCAAATAATACAAGAACAACAATTTATATATGAGGATTAATATAAAAATACCTGACGACATTCATACAGCCCTCAAGGTTAGGGCTGCTAGTGAATCTATTACTTTACAACAATTAATTATTAACATTTTAACCAAACAAAAATGACTTTTTTACCAAACGATTACCAAGCACCAAAGCCAAGCTCTGGCGGCTATACCAAATGCCTTAAGGGCGAAACCGTTCTTAGATTTTTAGGCGATCCCATAGTGGGCTATGAATGGTGGGAATCCATGCACGGCACAGAAAAGCCTGTAAGGGTTAGCAACTTTGATGAGATCAGAGACGCCCAAGCCACACAAAAAGCCAAACATTTTTGGGCGTGCGCTGTGTGGAATTACGAGGCTAACTCGGTCCAGATATGGCAGATAAACCAACGCACTATTCAAGAGGCAATAATGAATTTAATTAATGATGCAGATTGGGGCGACCCTCGCGAGTATGACCTTAAAATAACGCGCACAGGGGACGCACTAGAGACCAAGTACACAGTAAGCCCAAAGCCAAAAAAGGAGCTGCCAGAGGCTGCTAAATTTGAGTTTGAATTGATGAATATCAAGCTAGAAAAGTTACTCACAGGCGAAGACCCATTCGAATCATGAGTACGCAAAACGGAGAACCAGACATAGGCCCAACCTTCGAGGAATTTTGGGAGCTATACGATAAGAAAATCGAGCGCAAGAAGTGCCTAAAAGCATGGCAAAAGCTTGACCCAATGACGCGGCAAGAATGTATACTCCATGTAGTTAACTATGTGGAGTCTACACCAGATAAAAGATACCGCAAAAATCCATTTACTTATTTATTTAACGAGTCGTATTATGACGAAATTATCCAGACAAGAAAATCAAGGCATCGGGCTGCCTTTGAACACATCATTAACCACTATTCTCAATGAGTGTGAACAGGTGGAGAGAGTTCAAACGGCTGTTAGCGCTGCTATGTATGGGGTTTGTAATCTATATAATGACGTTGATCCTCAAGCGCTCACGCAAATGATGGATGCCTTTTATAGGGAGTTTAAATACGAACCGCTCTCAGTTTTTATAGACGTGATAAACGACTTTAAAACAGGCAAAGTCAAGGTATTTGGGAGGATAACACCGAACCAGATACGCGAGTCGATCATGGATAAGTTGGATAAAATAGCAAGGGAGCGAGAAGATGCTCACTTGGACAGGAAGGGGGACGCGGGAGACCGCTCCACCCTTACTTTACGTGAAGCTCTGGCAAAGGTAACTACTCAGAAATGATAAACAGCAGAGCAAAGGGTCACGCCTATGAGCTACAGATAGTTAACAGGCTAAAGGAGCTAGGCTATGACGCTGTGACTAGCAGATCAGAGAGTAAAAATATGGATAATTTAGGCGTTGATATCATAGACAATACTGATTTTTACATCCAATGCAAGGCCGTTGAGAAATTAAAGCCTAGCTTACATGACATCTTAAAGAGGATGCCAACGGAAAAAATACCTGTTGTGTTTCATAAACGAAATAACAAGGGTACGATTGTAGCACTTTCATTAGAACACTTTGAGCAATTACTATTACAAACCCGCGATTAATCCTTTTGAAACCTACGAACTAGCACGCAAAGAGCTACTAGAAAAGAGGATAAAAAAAGAGAACTATATTACATTTCTAAAACGATTAAAATACTATGAACGTAGACGAAGCGCTGAAGCTATTGGAGGCAAAAGTTGAGGAGGATATCCACGAATTAACGCCCAAAGATAGGCTACTATTCTGGGCGAACTTGCTCGAGTTTAACAAAGCAAAAATTCAAAGAATTCCATTTGAGCCTGTATTAGATGGCTCAGCTAAAATAATTATTGAATATGAGAACAATACGACTACAGCATACAAGGATATTCCAGAGCCTTTGGACAAGCCAAAAGAGGATTAATTGTTTTCGTGGTGGTGCTAGGTCTTCAAAGACCTGGAGCATACTACAGGCTATAGCTATTTGGCAATGCTCGGGATATTTCGGACAACAGCATATACCTACAGGCGTTTGTTCTATTGTTCGCGAGACCCTCCCTAGCCTTCGTGCAAGTAGTTATAAGGACTATCTTTCGATTCTTCATGAAATGGAGATGTACTACAATATAGATCACCGAAAAACTATGCTCGAGCTAGAGTATGAAAAAAGGATCGTTCAGTTTTTTAGTACGGACGACCTAAATTCAGCTAAGCTGAGAGGCCGACAAAATACAATATTTTATATTAATGAGGCAAATAGTGGAATACCTTTTGAATCATTCAACCAGATGATCATGAGATGTACACATTTTGCTATCTTGGATTACAACCCAAGCGGCGTCGATAATTGGGTCAAAACATACCTTGAGGATGACCGAATGCATTGGCCAGATCAAGACGTCAAACTAGATGTCAGCACCTATAAAGATAATCCTTATATACCCAATGAGATGGTCAAGGAAATAGAGGGACTTAAGAAAACAGATATCGACCTATATAACGTATATACGTTGGGTCAATGGGTACAATCCAGAAATTTAGTCTTTGATCAGATACATATTTGTAACTATATACCAGAAGGGAAGGTTTTTTACGGCATTGATTTTGGCTATAATGACCCTACGGTATGCGTAAAAGTTACCAAGGTAGACCAAGCCATATATATAGAACAGATATTTTTTAAAACTAAAATGCTATTGAGAGACATAGCCGAAGAATTGCACGCTTTAGGAGTGCATAAGGTATACGCTGACAATGAACCGAGAACTATTAAGGAGCTAAGAAATAGAGGCATAAGAATAAAGCCCGCGAAAAAGGGTAAAGACTCAATAAGACAGGGGCTAGGATTTATCAGAACGCACCAGATATTTATACATGAGGAGGCACTAGAAACGATTAAAGAATTTAGGGAGTACAAATACAAGCTAGATGACCAGAACAACCCTACAGATATTCCCCTCGATTTTCAAAACCACAGCGTCGATGCTTGTAGATACGCGCTAAGCTATGCATTAAGGGGGGCAATTACGATAAGATGAAAAAATTTAAAATATACCACGATGATGATATTATCGGCGGTCAGATACCAGACTCATGGGAGGAGATAACAGTCAAACAATGGGCCGCAATGAGACCAAATAGCGAGCCGATTGAGCTACTAAGTATATTCTCAAATATAGACCTATCACACCTTGAGAATACAAGGGCAGATTTAAGCCCTATAATTGAGCATATATACGAAAAGCTAATTTTGAACGGCATGAATGAGCTAGATCATAGGCCCAGAAAAGACCTATCTATACTAGGTCATCAAATCAAATTTCCCAAAGACTTAAACTTTGAGCGATATGGTCAAAAATTTATGCTTAAAAAGCTAACACAGGAAAAAGATGATATGCGCGAGATAGTGGCCGACGCTCTGGCGATCTATGCGCAACCCTTAATTGACGGTAAGTTTGACGGCCATAAGTTAGAACCTATAAAAAAAGCCATTGAATCGCTGCCTATTGTGCTAGCTTGGCCATGGTGCGTTTTTTTTTTGAGGAGCTTAAACGCATTGAAGACGACATTGTCAATAGATTGGCAGCCGTCCCAATGACAGCGGAGCAAACAAAAATGAACAGCTTTTTTGAGATGGCGGGATCAAAGCGATTGGAAAAATGGGGCGACTTTGTGCTAATAGATCAGCTTTGCAAAACTTATCCACAATATACGCACGATGATATATGGGAAATGGAGGTCATTTTTGTTAATAATTTAATTTTGTTGAATCGAGAATCGGGGTACGTTAACTCTAAAACTCAAGAAATCCAAAGAAAATGAATAGTATTTCAATAATTGTGTTACTAGTCGCGTTTATATTCGGCTTTTTTTTCTGTATCTTTACAGCATTATTCTTTATAATACTATCGAAATATGAACATCATCGCCACAACCCTAAAAAGCATAATAGAGGCACAGGGCTTGACGTACTTAAGGGCAGCAAATCCGAGTGATTTAAATGAGCTAGTAGGGAACTACGATTTAAGCGCGGGCGTGGGTGTATATGCCAACCTACCAACGGTTGATAATATTACCTATTCCCAGACCAACAACGTATTAATGGAGTATGGCGTTGAAGTTTACTACTTAAAATTAAGCACAGGAACAGACGACACAGCCACACAAATCGACGTAATATTAGACGCTTTAAAGCCTAAAGTTGATGGCATGATAGACAAGCTAAACGCCTCCAATATCATCGCTCTAAGCTCATTTATAGACGGCTACGAACTAGAGGCGATCGAATCCATAAACATAACGAGCGAGGTGTTATCTGGATGGAAGCTATCATTTGTTTTACCTATATTCCGCGATACCTTTGAGTGCGCTTGATTTCAATAACGCTTATAGGGAATTTCTTAACGATGTTAAGGACAATCTAATTGCACAGCTTAAAAGCCAAGGGCGAGACGCTACAGGATACGCCGCCAATTCATTGAGAGTAGTGTCAAATCAGAAGCTAGAGGCTGAGCTAAGGGGACCAAAGTACCTCCAATACTTACAAACAGGCGTAGGCGCACAGCCTAAATCTATAGGTACTAAGTTTATCAACAACTTAATCAGATGGATTACAGCTAAACCAGACGTACAGCCAAACCCAAAGCAAACAATCAAACAGCTAGCCTTTGCCATTGGTAAAAGCATAGTAAAAAACGGTACTAAAATCAAGCAAGGCCAGAAGGGAATCAGCATAAGCCAAGCAATAAAGGAATCAAGGACTAAATTAATGAAGGAGATGGGCCAGAAAATGCGCATAGATTTCACTAATGGTTTAAAAGTAAAGCGGAGATAATGGCACTAACTATAACAAGCGAACCTATCAGAACCATTGACGGAGTAACAAGCAACGCCAATGCGTCACGCTCTCAGATACCTTTTATCCTGACCACCACAGAACAGGCAAACCCTAATTTTAAGATCAATATTATAATTAGGAATGCAGATAATACAGCTAATTTAATAGCGACTACCTTTAAATATAGCCCAAAAGATGACGGCACTTTATTTTTGGATGTTAGCCAGATACTCACAGAATACCTCGAAAAGAATGGTTTGGTATCTGTAGAATTTAAACTAAGATATTTTCAAAGTTGGACAGGATTTACCGCGTCAAGTTCTGACTCAGTAAATAGCTATTTTGCAATATATGCCCAGAAACAGATATATAGTTCTGGCGGTGCTAACCTTTATAATCATGTATTAAGCACTACAGGACTAAACACAGCATTGACAAAGTGGATTGAGCCGCGAATTTACTCTAATTTTAAAAGGACTATAGGCATTTTATACCCTACATCTGAGGGCGCTATATTAACTATCAAATATTTAGACATAAATAAAGGCGTAATTAGTACGCTATCAAGCGCGGGAATACCTAACACCACAGGCGTGCAAAACCTAGACCTTCAAAACTATACTACAGCTATTCCGTTAAATTGTCATTGGATTAGTGCATCGTTTACAACGCCAAGCGGTAAGAGTTTAAATACGGTATATTATAAGGTCACTAAGGATTGCTCTAATCCTATTTTTGTGGAGTACCTCAACAGCTTAGGCGCATATGAGCAATATATATTTGACATCAAACAGGAGGTCCAAGTCGCTAGCTCCACAGGGATAGCCTCCTCGCGGGCTGTAAATGAGGATTATGCAAGCGCTAGGGTTACTAATATAAGGGTATCTAACGATTGGGTGCAACAACTGATATGTCAAACCGATCAGCTAAGCAATGATGACTTATTAGCTATATCAGAAATAAAGCGAAGCACATCAGTGCGCGTATTATTAACGCGTGACGGATCGCAATTTGTCCAAGTGGTGGCCTCTAATAATCTAAGTGATATGTACAGCACGGATAACGCTAATAATGGCTTTACTTTACAACTACAAATGCCTAATAATTTCAACGTATTCGAGGCGATAGACTACACATTAACACCAAGCCAAGCCCACCTAAACGTGGCGTTTACGGCTGCATACAATTAAGACATGGCAAAGAAAACAAGAACGGAACTCAGCACCTTAGCAATAAACACCAATTTACCAGATAACACGCAAGAGTTAATCACGCCAACAACTGAGCGCGCACAGCTAACAGATGAGCGGGAAAGCGTGGTCAATTATAAGGATGATTTGGGAGGGACAGGCAACGCGGGTAAATTCCTAACCGTGGCAGTAGATGGCGAAAGCCTCACAATGGTAGACGCTCCTACAGGGGACGTGACAGGAACAGGCACGCAATATCAATTAGCTGTCTGGGATGGCACAAGCGCGCTCACAGGTTATGCAGCCCTTACTTATATCAATAGCATATTACAAGCACCACAATTAAGAGCGGACTCAAGTAATGGAACGGTAACAATAAACGCGACCGATGCGTCAGGCGGGACAGCGTGGCTATATTTTCAAAATGCATCAGTATTAAAAGCGGAGATATCATATTTTATTCAAGATGATTTTCTAACTATTAGAACATATCAAAAAGATATAGTTTTTGAAAGGTCAGTAAATACGCCAACGCTAACTATTGACGGCACTACGGGTGCTGCTACTTTTGAGGGTAATGTGGGTATAAATGGCTCTACAACAGCAAATGTTCCTTTAACCGCAACTACAAATTCAGGTTATGAAGATGTTGCGTATTTTAAATCTGCTGGTACAAATATAAAAGCAAGAATTAATTTAATACCAACTGGAACTGGTGATGGTGTTGTAAATGCAACTGCTAATAATTTAGTATTACAAACAGGCGGTGCTGATAGACTCACCATCTCATCGGGGGGTGATGCTACTTTTCAAAGTGATGCTAATAAAGTTACTATTAATTCAACAAACTCAACCCAAGCCACTTTAGAACTTGGCAGAAGTGTTGACACAAAAGCAAAAATAACGTCGGGCGATGTATCCGCAAATGATTTAAATCTTTATACTTTAGGGAATAGAAAACTATCTATCGGATCAAATTGGACAAGCAACTTAGACGCATACGAGGAGGGGACATCGACTATATACTTTAGGGCAACGGGACAAAACCCTACACCAACGGCAACGGCAAATTATACAAGGGTAGGAAATTTTGTCTATTATTCTTTTGAGGTTACTCTTAATGCATTATCGGCTAGTAACGCTTATTTTGATGGGTTACCTTATTTACCCGCATCGTTTTTTGCTAAATCGGCTTTTTATGTTGGTTTTAATACCTCTACAAATTCCAACGGTGGTAATATTCCCACCTCGGGAACGTATGCGGGAACGGGTTTTTTTTACCAACGAGATTCTTTGAGTCAAGCTGTATGGAACACGGGGACAACTTATCTCACAGTAAGCGGTAGTTATCAAGTTTAAATTAAAAATTATGGGTTTAGAAAAAACAATAAAAATAGATCAAATCGAAGTAGTCGGAGACTATAAAGCGGTACAAGTAAGAACGGCAACCGTTGTCACAGATGACGGCGTAGAGTTATCACGCTCATTTCATAGGCATTTTCTAAAATGTGATGCTGATATAAGCGGAGAAGATGCAGAAGTTCAAGCGGTATGTAATGCGGTATGGACTGATGAGGTAAAGGCTGCTTATGAGGAGCATACTAGTAACGATGAATTTTTCCCATCTGCAGTAAGTGGCGAATAAGCTACAAATATTATCCAACGGCGACAGCTTTGATCTATTCGAAGGAGAGGCGGAGCGCTTTTATATTACTTATCAGATTCACGATCTTAGTAATTTACAGACGCGCAACGGCGACTTTTCGCGTAGGGTAAGCCTACCACTAACCTCAAGAAATAAGGATATACTAGGGGCAGCTTTGCCCACAATCTCACGCTTTGACTCTGTCTCTGTTGGCACTATACCATGTGAGATATTGGTTAATGATATGCCCGCCTTATCTGATAGCTATTTTGTCATTGATACACAGGAGGAGAACTCAGTCACAATCCAAATTTTTGGGGGTATTAGTAAATTCTATTCAGATGTCCCAGACTTACCTATTAGCGCTCTATCATTTACGGCATTCGATTGGACGCCTACAGGAATAATAAGCAAAACAAACACAACCTCGGACGTAGTTATCCCAGATGCTCAATGGGTAACCAATCAAAGCGAAAGATTATTGCCAAGCTCTAGCCCAAACATTGCAGAAATGAATGAGGCGGGTTTTTTCATATATTGTCATTCAGTATTAACTAAGATATTTGCGGGTTTTACAGGCTTAACCTTTGACACCTCAGAAATGGACGCGCAATACTCCAAGTATGCTGTAGCGTGCGCTATGCCCTTGCTCCACAATCAGTATACTAACGGCGACACAATAACAACCACCATAAACCCACAAGATTATTTCCCAGACATTTCGCAGCGTGATTTTATTCGTGAGATTTTTAAGCTGCAAAACATTGTAGCTGTGGAGGCTAATAATGTGGTCACGTTAAAATACTTTAAAGGGCTTGAAACGGCGACATCTCAAAACCTAGTACTAAACACAGATAACACAAAAACGATATACAACACATTTAAGACATACAGCCAAACGAACGAGCTAAAATATAGTGATGATGATATAGTCGAAGGGACAGATTTTGATAGCTCATTCCCTGTCAATTCCGAGACGTTGCCTTTATCTGGAACTATTATACAATCAAAATTTTTCCCCTGTGATTTGGGCGAAGCCCTAGTTCCAAATGTTAGGTCAACGGTTGCGGCGTGGGATGTAGAGTATTTTAAAAGCGCTGTCAATTTCCATCCTAGTTCTGGCACTTTAAACTTTACAACTAACCACCCTTTTGAAGGGAATGTTGGCGATATTGTTGATAGTATTGGCCGTATAGTAACGCTAGACGCCACAAAAGAAAGCGGCACGGTAAGCACTAATTTCACAAGTAGCACCTCGGTAAATATACCGCCATATTATAGATATAAATCAAATGGTCGAACTATGCAAATAGCCAGTATAGAGGATGCTAGCACGTGGGGTTTTCTATACAACGGAGCGACATACTTATCAAATAACCCCGCAAAGCGTGCAGAGTTTACAACCGCAATGAAGTGGGATAACCTGAAGACTGAGTATTATCAGTTACTTGTTGACTCAATGGAGAAGCCTTTCATTATTAAGGCGTGGATTAATATACCAACCATTAGCCTTTTGACATTAAACCCCTTAGCGCCTGTATACGTTGAGGACTATAACTCATATTTTTACATTAACAAGATAGAGCAATGGCGACTTAATACAAGCGCCAGAGTTGAGCTTATCGAAATTCCAATATAATGGCAGCAGAAGAAGAAGTAATAACCTTAAAAGTACAAACCAAAGGCGCAAAAGAGGCCGCCAAAGATATGGGCGCTGTGGAGAAAGCCACAGAAAAGGCCAACGATGCAGCCGAAGAATATGAGGATACCCTCGGCGATCTAGCTAAGGAGACAGAGGTCTTTGGTGTATCACTCAACGGCATTAGCTCAGCATTTAAAGGAAGCGTTAAAGCTGTCAAAGGTAGTGTATCATCATTAAAGGCATTTAAGACCGCGCTGATTGCAACAGGCGTGGGCGCGTTCGTTGTCGTTCTCGGTACGCTAGCCACAGCGTTTGCAAGTACCTCTCAGGGCATGGCTTTGGTTGAGGATGTAAGTTCAATACTAGCAAACACTTGGGCGGTGGTCATAAAAAGGGTAGGTTTATTAGCTAAGGGATTAACAGAGTTTTTTTCTGGTAATTTTAGCCAATCATTTGACACCTTAAAAGAGTCTGTTTCTGGCTTTGGTGCTGAGATCGCAGAAGCAGCAGCGCAAGGCTCTATATTGGCCCAGAGAGAGCGCGATTTAGTCACAGAAAAAAACGCTTTACTAGTATCTCAAGCTGAGGAGATAGCACAATTAGAAAAGCTACGTAATTTCTCTGATGATGTGACGCAAAGCCTAGAGGATCGTATAAAAGCTACTGAAAAAGCAAGAGCAATCATAGCAAAACAAAGCGCCGATAATGTGGCCATAGCTGAGAAGGAATTACAACTCTTTAAGGACTCAAATGACCTCACAAACCTAAGCATAGAGCAGCAAAATGAGCTAGCAGCTCTAGAGGCTGAGGCATCTATTAAAAGAGGCGAGGCAATCGCTACAGATACAGGCGAATTAACTAAATTAAACGGTTTTAAGGATGAACTAGCCGCCAGAGATGAGGAGCGAAGACAGGCAGCGGCTGACGCTGAGGAGCTTAGACTAGCTAAACTAAATGAGGACACAGAGAAGGAATTGGCCTTAATTAAAAAGATAGCAGACGCCAAAAAGAAAGCAGATGAAGACGCTGCAGATGAGGCCATCGCTGCAGCAGACGCCGCATTATTAGCGGCTGAGAAGGCAGCAGCAGAAGAGTTGGCATTAAAGGAAAAGCTATATGCAGACGTTTCTTCTATTGGAGGCAGATTCGCACAGGCGGCGGCTATTGTTCAAAACATAGAAGCATTAAGGGACACAAAAGCGGCTGTTATATCAGCATTTGCAGAGACAAAAGGAGGCATCCTCCAAAAAGCAGCAGCAGCGGCGGCAGCAGCAGCAGCGGGCGCGGCCTTACTTGCATCTTTAAAGGCTGTAGCAGTACCAAAGGCAGCAGATGGAATGCTCGTAGGCAACAGCCATGAGCGTGGTGGTATACTTATTGAGGCAGAAGGTGGCGAGGCTATAATTAACAAAAGGTCAATGGCTATACCATGGGTAAAACAACAAGCGAGCTACTTAAATGAACTCGGTGGAGGCGTTCCCTTCTTCGCTAGAGGAGGTATGGTGACTAACCAAAGTGAGGACCCATTCACTAACCTACAAAGGAGCATCGAGAGCCAGAGAACGGTACTAGTTTTGGATGATCTTGACACGGCCCAGAGCAACAACGCCGTGACGGTCACGAGCTCAACGCTTTAGTGCAGAGAGCGGTCAGATGTGAGGACTTACCGCGTAAATTTTCCCCTAAAAAGTA